GTTGCCCATGCCAGTGCGCTTGATGCCCTCTTCGTACTGTTTGTCGCGCTGCTTGCGGGCGTTCTTGTCCTTCTCGATCAGTTCGATGTAGCGCAGGGCCAGTCCGTCGATCTCAAAGGAGTCAAAGTTGTCGCTGTCGGCAAGGTTCTCGTAGAAGTCCTCGTCCTCCATCGGCCCTTTGGTCGCCATGTGGACAACGACAGAGCCGTCAGGAAGCTCTTCCAGTTCGGAGTCGTCAAGATCAGGCGCTTCTACCTCAACGCCTTCCTCTGGAATCTGGTCGGTCGGCTCGTTGCGTCCGAACTCAGGATCAATTGGGAACTGTGTTGCCATGTCGTGCTACTTTCTTTGGTTTCTTTGCTTGGGCCAAGCCGCCCTTTTTGTATCCCTGCTTTTGCAGCCAAGTCAGGTAATCCTCGCTTACAAACTGGCTGGGCGCAGCACGAGACATTGCCCATGCATTGATTGGCTCATTTGGCTGAATGTTTCTTGCTTTGATCCAATCACGCGCGGCAACCCGCATCGGAGCAAGCTCATACCGCACGCCAAAGTCAGTGCCAGTTGCTTGAACAGGAAACGCTTCATTTAAGTCAGGTCGCGTGATGATTTGATTATCAATGCTAAACAAGTGTGGCCCAACATCAAAAGTATTTGCACCAAGCATAACTGGATCGGTCTCACGCTGGAGTATCGCATCTATATTGGCTGCATCTTCCCACTTAACGCCGGGATACTTTTCCTTGAACTCCTTCTTGACCATTGGGCCTTTTACGCCCAAGCCCATCAGGGTATCGCTGATTGCCGCTCTACGATCAAACGTGGTTGCATATTTCAGAGCTTCAGGGTCGGTAATGTCAAACGAATCTGGAAACAGTAGCCCTCCATTTTGGCTTCGTGCTTCCCGAATACGGTCGTTTATCAGTTCAATTTGTTTTGGGTGGATAGCGCCTTTTTTATCCGCCTCTTGCAATGTCTTTATTGCATCCTTGACAACAAGAGTGTTTGACTTGTGCTGGTTAGGAGATCCAGCATAAGTTGTCCACACAGTATTCTCTGGGTCATTGATGTTGAGCTTCTTGGTGGCAACTGAGTCTTTGCCCCAGCCCCAAACAGTTCCAGCTTCCTTGTGTGGCAAGGAGTAGTGCTGAAGCGCAGAGAATCCTGTTCCACCACGGTTCGGGCCAAACACTCGTGACCGATCAGTCTCGGTGAAGTTCAACGTCTTGCCCTCAGAGCCAGTTATTCCAAGCGCTTCCGACATCTTCATCGTAGGCGGCTTGAGCGGGTCAGCGTAGTGGACACCGGGCAGGTACTCAGCCGCCTTCTCCGCAGCCTTAGCCGCTGGCTTCGCCGCCTTAGCAGAGAACTTTGCCATACGACCACCGATGCTCATATGCACTTCGCCGCCTTGGGCTTTGCTCAGGTCAGGCTTTGGCTCACCTATCGCATCCAACGCAGCGTTGTAATGCTTCTGGAACTTGCCATAGTCCATCTGGCGGGCGCTTTCCATGCCACCTTCAGAGATATGCTCCAAGGCATGGCTGACCAACTGACCAGCGTGGTCAGGGTGGATTGGCCCAGCAGCCCTAACGGCAGACTCCATATTACTCACAGGCATGGTGTCCGCTAACTCTTCAATCTTGTAGACAGGAACGTCTTGCACGCCCAACTGGCGCAGCGCTTCCAACCTGTGCTGTCCTTCAATGACGTTGTTGTTCTGGTCAACGATGATGCGGCTGATGTATCCGTCGGGACTGGCAATCTTGTCGGCAAGTTGCTTTACCCGCTTTGCCTCAGTAGGATCGTTCAGCCGAACGCCGCCCGACAGTTCGCCAATCTTGACCGTCTGGTTGCCAACTGACTTGGGGTACTGAAAGTTGGCCTGACGCACGTTAAGTATGTTGTCGCTTGGCGGTTTGATCTTCAACGCAAGTTGCAAAGTCTTCTCAGCCGCCTTGGCGGACTTGGCAGACTTGGCAGCAATCTTCGCTAGATCACCGCCGATGCTCAGGTGCGGCTCGTGGAAGTGCTTGCGGTTGACTCTGCCGCCAGCTTTCATTCCTTCTTCTGGTGGCAAAAGACCAAGTTCTTTTTTAAGCTCTATATCGTATTCTTCTGGTGTAACGTACTTTAAGTCGCCTGAACCTTTGTATGGCTTTAATCCAGTGTTTTGCAAGTCACCAACATCAGACCAGTTGCCACTTTTCACAAAGTCCTGCACGAATGGCAGGTAATCTTCCTTGGGTGCGCGGTTGCCCTTGCCTTTGATCTGAGTGATTTCTGGCTTGGCTTCTAACTGATATTGTCTTGCCAACCTGTTTGCAGTGTCTTCATAAGTCTCGCCAAAATCAAACTTTTCATTTTCAATCAGTTCATGGAAACTCTTATTTTTTCCTGAAGGGTCTGGCATCTTGTCGGACTTGGTAAACCACCCTTGATGCGGTTTAACCTCCACCGTCACATGAGGCTCACCCTTGGCATCACGCAGGCTGTAGATGCGAGACTGGCCCGACTCAACATCAGGGCAGTAACCACCTACGCAGTGGCCCATTGTGTCGCCTTCGTACTTGAGGGCATCTTCAAGGCGTTTGTCGTGGTTACCGTTAAAAAATGACACCGCCTCATCTGGGGTATCAAACTCCATACGAGACAAAGGTTGCCCATTTTTATCAATAACTTGATAGCTTTGGTTTACTTCATTTTGCGCAACCTTGTAACCACTAGGCAAATCTTTTGGCGCAGTTAACTCAATCCACTTGTATCCCTCTGGATACTCCTTGTGGACAGGCATACCCTCGGTGACCTTGGCCTGCGTCTCACGCATCTTCTTTGCCATCTCTTGGTCGTACTCATAGGTGCGGCGTACAGCCTGCTCCATGCTGACCTTGCTCAGTTGCTCAGGACGGATGCGGCCTTCAGCTACGTCTTGCTTGAGAACATCAACGATGTGGTCAAAGCCAAGGTCGCGTGCGTCAAAATTGGAGCCAGCCATATGCAATTTGGTATTTGGGTCAGCCTTGTCCATCCAAGACTCATACATATGAGCGCCGGGGCCGTTAGAGTCTTTTACTTTTTTTATTGTTCGAACACTAACAGGTTGAATTACGGCATCCGAACGGTTTTCCCACTGCTGGGCAAGATCAGACTTAGACATCAGATTGCCGCCAGCTTCTTTTCTAGACGACTCACCCTTAATCGCCCAATACGTTGGGTCTTCAGCAATCGGGAAGTGAGTTATGCCCTCCTCAGCCAACTTGCGTACTGGGTCATCAGGCGTTGCCATCTGCTTCTTGACGTAGTTGGTCAGGTTGCGGTCGACCCAATTGTTCAGTGCGGCATCTTTTTCTAAAGTTGCAATGCTGTTAGTGACAGTTTGCCTTAAGTTTTCAGGCAAACTTGCAATTGCATCAGGGGTGTACCTCTGACGCATTTGATCAAGACTTTCGGCAGGATCATTGCCGCCACCAGTTCGCCCCTTTAATGGCTTTAACGCATCCTCCACGCTTCCACCAAGCCAATTGCCGCCACTGCTCTTAACAACATTTGACTTGGTGTTCTGCCCAAAGGCACCAAGCATTTCAGCGCCGATTCCTCCACGCTCCATGATCTTGGGCACAGCCTTCTCTGCGTACTGCTCACCAGCACGGGCTGCGGTCAGCGCTCCTTGCTTGACGGCGTTGCCAGCTTGGCGCTTGGCTGCTTCAGCCAGTGGTGCCATGCCTAGTAGCTCAGGCAGAACCTGCGGCATCTTGTACTTGGTCTCAAGCTGCTCAAGGAAGTCGCCCACGTTGCCGACGTACTCTGTCGCCTTCTCTGGCTGGAAGCGGGGCTGGTACATCCCCTTGCCGACTGCCTGCTCGTATGCCTCTTTGCTGTCAAGCAGCTTGGGTAACTGCTGTACGCCCTCGAACATGGCAGAGCCAAGCATCCCAGCAGCTTCCATCCCTGCTACGCCTCGTTGGGCTGGGGTTAGCTTCTGATCCTTGATGTTGCGCTCGTACTCGGCCTTGTCAGCCATACGGCGGGCATAAGCACGGCTAAGGTCAGAAGGTACGTCGGGTTGGAAGCCCTCCGACTCCACGATAGCCTGCGTCGACAACTTTGGGAACATCACGCGCTTGCGTGGATCACCACCGCCAGCCATGTTCACTGAACCACCCGCCTTCATACGCCGCTCTGTTCTACCGCCTGCGTATTGATTGCTGCCGTATTGATTGCCGCCGAACACGTTGGCTGACTTGATCTGGTCGGCAATGTATTGGCCCATCGCATTGCCATACGCTCCGTTGGGATGTACGCCATCTAGTAAGCCGCCTTGCGGTACAGGAACTTGTCTTACGTCAATGAACTGCACGCCGTACTTGTCTGCCAGCGCTCGGATGCCTTCATTGATCCTGTCTGCGGAAGCAATCATGCTGTCCGTGATGCCAGAGTTGATGTTGCCAGCGTTGAAGTCGCCCATCTTGGCAAACGGGGTTACGCCAACCAAGATTGGCTTGGTGCCGTTCTCGTTGGAGATTTTGACCATGTTCTCAATGTTGTTGAGCGTGGTGTCAGGGTCGTTGAGCTTGATGGCATCAGCCGCACCAAAGCGAAGCACCGCCACCTCTGGCTTGTGTTCAGTGACGTAGTTGGCAAAGTTCCCATACTCCAGCGGCAACTGCTGCCCGTCGTAGCTGACTGGCGTACCGTTCAGGGAGTCTTGCGTTGTCACGCCGCCCAATGAGTTGTTGGCGGAGTACACCCCTAAGTTGGAGCCAAGGTACTGGGCGAGGTTTGTGCCCATCGTTGTGTCAGATTGACCAGTCCCGTCTGGGTTCTGATTAAAGCCCATTGCTGCACTGATCGAGTCACCAAACACAGCAAGCTGCGGGTTGTCAACCTTCTGGATCCCAGCGTTGTTCAACTCTCGGGCGTAGTCTTCGGCAGTAGCATTGGTGCCGTAAGTCGTGTTGATCAACTGCACCGCTTGGTCTGGGCTGTATCCAGCGTTGTACAGCGTACTCAGGCTGTTCTGGATTATCTGTGCATCAGACGTAGTGTTGGCTGTCGTTAAGTCTCTGAACTGCGTCGAGTCGTAAACTGTAGTTGGTGCTGGTGTCTGTACGTTTTGGTTGACAACAGGCGCAGCGGTCGATGATGTGTCGTTGTACAGATCCGACGTTCTGACCGTGGCCCCTTGATTGGAAGGCAAGCCGTAGGAATTGAAATCTGCTGCGAAGCGGTTCTCGTCAAGGATGTTTGTGGAATCAGACAGGCCGCTTGGCACATAACCAGCCACGGGCTGCATATCTTGCTGGATGCTGGTATCAGCAGGCGTTAGCGCCCCCAGACCACCAGTCGTTGAGTTATCAACCAACCCGTTGTTGCCACTGAGTTGGTCTAGCGCCCCAAGAACTGGGGGAGGACTGCTTGGTGCCAGCATTGGGGCTGGCTGGTAGGCTTGCGTCTCAAACGAGCTATCAAAGGGCTGGTCTTCGAGGACATCCCCGCCACGGGCATAGCGCTTCACATGACTGTGCCAAAGATGCTCCTTGCCCTTGAAGCGGACGGGAACACCACCACCAGCGGCGTGCCATTCTTGGAGACTTTGACGATTGGCGCTCATATCAGCCCTCGGTAGACGTAGTACGGATCATATCATCCGACTCCTTTAAAGGGAAGAACGTCTCCATCCGCTTACAGGAGCGGCAGACCCACCTCACCCTGCCTCCTGTCAACTCATAGGAGTCGATCACTCCACCACAGCTACAAAGTCTCATTTTGGTGCTTTCTTTTAGTCATAGGTTCCCCAAGGGTGATAAGCCGAGGCTGTCATCCCCGCCCAGCGGGCGCATACTGCACCTGCCTAGCGCTCCAAGAAGGCTGCTATTCATTCGGTAAAGGTCTTGTCTCACCATGTTGCCCGTACCTTACCCAGTCCCTAGCAGACAGGCTGGGCGCACGCACGGGGTGAATCGTGGTACGGTGTTTCTTGGGTTCAGTCCATACAGACCATCAGCTAACGCGCCCTGACGGTTGAAGTAGAAACAGAAAAGCCGCTTACTACTGCCTCCTGTAGGAACCCCAGTAACTGGAGAAGAGGCATGAGTAAACGGCTTCAACTGTCGCTTCCTACGGCAACAAACAAAGTGTACCACAGCTTTTTCACATCGCATAGGGATTGCCTTTGCGCTGCTTGCCAGAGTCAATGAAGTCGTCCTCGTCCCAGTCATCCCGTGGATCAGGGTCGATGTTCAGCCAGCCTGAGTCCCGCAGGTAGCGCAGGGCTTGGGTGCAGGAGTCCACCAAGTCATCGTGGGTGGTGTTGGGGAAGGAGCAGATCTGGCTGACGAACACTTCGGCCCAGTCCTTGACGTAGCCCTTCCTGTTGTCCGACTCTGGCACCCAGACCCGCCCACGGGCAATGATGTTGGAGACAATGTTCAACCGCTGTACCTTGTCCGCTCGACCGGGGTTGTACGCCCGTACAGGCAGGTGGGCACGCTGCAAGTCTTGGATCAGGCTAATGCCAGCGCTCTTGTCCTCGATCAGCAGCAGGTCTACCCGCTTCTTGTCCTTGCCCTCGCCGTAGACGATCTCGTACTCGTCCAGCACCTTGGGCCGCAAGTCAGGATACTGTAAGCGTTCCTGCCAGCAGTCGATCACCATGACCGCCATCGGGCCGTCCAGAGGCTTGAACACCCCGAAGGTGATGCAGGCGGTCGGGTCGTTCTGCGTCTTCTCGCTGGTTGCCACGTCGTAGGACTGGAGGATGTACTCAAAGGCGGGGAAGGCTCTGCCAGCGGGCCACAGCTTGAACATATCGCGCTGGACGATGCCGCCCTCCTCGGGGTCGATGATCTCAGCGTAGATCTCCTGCCGCCCCAATTTGGTGCCCTCGTACTGGAGGATCTGCTTCCTGAAGTTGTCCGACAGGTTGCCCAAGTTGGTGTAGGTGGAGGCCGTAGTGACCGCCACATCGTCGCCATCCCTGCCCACCAGATCAATGATCAAGTCCTTGGGTTTGGGCGTGGTGGTGCAGATGATCTTGGTCTTAGTGCCCAGACGCACGCCGAACTGGATCTGATCCCACGCCTCTTGGATGTAGTCCCAAGCAGCAAGCTCGTCCAGCCATGCGCCGTGGAACTGTGGGCCACGAAAGCGCTCAGGCTCGGATGCGGGTATACCCTTAATCAGGGAGCCGTTGGTCAGCTTTAGCTCGTGCAGCGCCTTGTTGTAGTCCTCGATCAAAGCCTTAGGGATCACAGCCAGCAGGCCAGAGTCACCCTCAAAGCAGGTGGAGCGGACATCGGAGGAGGTTGGGGCGGCTACCAGCCAGCGGGTGTTGGGCTGCGTCCATGCCCACCAGCCGATCTGTTCTGCCGCTGTACGGGTCTTGCCAGCCCCACGGCCTGCCAGCAGGAGCCAGATGCTCCACCACTCACCGTGAGGCAGGATCTGGTGGTCATGGGCCTGCTCTAGCCACGTCAGCCGCCAAGCATAGGCCAGCTTCTGCTCTGGGGAGACTAGGCTGAACGCCTGCTGAACATCGGGGTTGGTCAGCAGTTCGGCTACGTCACTCATTAGCCTGTCGTTTTAGCTCGGCGTTCTTGATCAGCGCTGCCAGCATGGAGTCGGCCTCGACCGAGGCTTCCACCTTCAGCGGGTTCTCCTTGTCGCCGCCCACCTGAACCTTGTTCCCGTACTTGGCAGGGTTCCAGCAGGCCAGCAGCTTGAGGCGGGTCTCTATACGCAGCTTGCGGTGCCCAAGCATATCAGCGGTCGTTACAAGGGGGGTCTTCCCACCTTCAACGATGGTTTCACCGTAGTGCATCGTGTCGCTAATTTCCAACAGTTCCTCAGCCATAGCGTCGTAACCAGCTTCCCGCGCTTGTGCGACCCGTAGGGAAAGTTCTGGGTCTCGAGCCTTCCACTCATACATCTGCGTCCAGTGCGGCATATGCGCATCCCTGCATATCTGGCGTAGCGGTTCCCCTGCGCTGAGGCGTTCGCATATCTCTGCTGCCAGTTCTGGGGTGTACTTGGAGGGACGGCCCATCTTCTTGGGCAGTGTGACGGTCAGCCCTTGCTCTGTGGGCTGCTTTTTGGGGCGTTTAGACCCCTTGGCGGTAGTTTCTGGCATAGCACCTTATTCCTGTACCGAGGTTGAGATGGCGCTAGTTTAACGTAAAACTGGTTGCGGAGGTCGGAGTCGCACCGACTATCTCACGGTTATGAGCCGTGCGGGTTACTGTTTCCCCACTCCGCGATATAGGTTGTTGGTGGTTGCTCACATAAAGCAGTGTGTTTTAACCAATGAAAGGAACTTCACCGAGGCGGCGCTAACCCGCCTGACAACCACCAACACGACTGGGGACTGCACTTAAAGTCGGAACGTGTCCCACGGCTTCTAGCTGCCTCAATCCCCATGCGTGTTGGCAACGCCCGTTGAACCGATGTTCTTCAAGCGTTGACCGTTACTTAATTTGCTTTAAGCTCCATAAGTTGTTTCAGCAAATCATCTTCCTGCCGCTGCTTTATCCTCACAAGCATACTTTCCATCCACGTCCAGTCTTCTTCCTCTACCTTCCGTGTAACTTGGCGAGAATCAAAAAGCATATACAGTATTTTACTACGGCTTGGGTGCCGCAGCTTGCGTAATGCATGAGCCTCTATCTGGCGGATGCGCTCCCTTGTCAACTCAAACACATCGCCGCATTCGTCCAACGTCATGTCAAACCAGAACCTGAGCAGTATTATCTTCCTTTCCCTTGGGCAAATGGTGTCCAGCGCCTCTGGGATGGCCTTTTGCAGATCTAACCGAGTCTCGATGTCTATTTCCTCGTAGTGCATCCAAGGCGGGAGCTTGGCAAACTCCTGAGTTTCTGGCTCATCATCGCGGCTGCGCCAGAGGTTGCCCACCTCATAGTGGTAGTCGCTCAAACGGAAGTCAGGGCTTATCCTGTGCATCAGGCTTCTCCATCTTGAGGTGGGCCAACAGGCGATCGACGGGCCGAATGTCGTATGGCTGCTCGTTGTTCTTCTTGATCCACTTCTCAATCTCCGCAATGATGTAGTCGCAGCCGTGGTCAAAACCCTTGGCGTATTCGCTCATAGCTCCTCCGTGTTCAGATAGATAGTCACAACGTAGCCCAAGCACAGGCCACCCCACAGCAGGGCCAGCTTGTGGATCACTGCGTCCCCGTTGGCACCGAAGATGACTGCTGCTGTGCCCAGTGCAGCCACTGCCATGTCGGCAAGGATTACATAGCGGTTCATGCTGTCACCTCTTCTAATGATTTGTCCAATTCATCCGCGTAATGGTCACCTCGCCAGCTATTAACGCCAAACTCAATAACGCCTTGCGCGAGTAAATCTAAGTCGAAAACGGCGCATCTAGGGGCGCTAAAGCCCCCGTCTTTAGGGTCATCTTCAAAGCGAACGGCTACCATTCTTTTACCGTCATCTTGAAAGATAACCGCTTTGAAGGGTTCCCCGCATACGCCGTTGCGGTGATAGGCTATTTTTTCGATAGTGAGTTTCATGCTGTCACCTCTTTCCTCAATAATTTTTTGCGCAACTTCAATACTTCAGAAACCCCAACAACAGCCTCGGCTTCTGTACAAACACCAAGGCGAACCAAAGCGCGATAAACAGCAGGAACCGTACTCTTTGCATAACGATGTGGCCTGTCGCAAATGTTTTGGGCCATGTCCAGCACCTTGTCGGGGTTCACCCCCGTGAACAGTGAGTCTGCTGAAACCACGCGAATCCAAGGGCCGTTTGGGTCGTAGCTCATGCTGCCACCTCTTTTGCCAGTATCTCTTGCAGGCCAGCCACCAGCGCCAGCGCCTCTGTGCGGGTCATAACCGTACTCATGCTGGCTCCACGGCCTGCGAGGTACAGCCATGTGCCGCTATCGTCCCATTCGCATACGCTGACGCGCACGCCGTGTTCTGTGCTGATTGTTGTTTCGATTTCTTGTTTCATAATGTTCTCCTGTGAGGGGCCGTAGCCCCGTTTGGTTTATTTGGATGTGACTTTGACAGAAAACACGGCAGACACTTTGGTAAAGGTAGCATATGCCTCTGCGCCGTGGACTTTGATGAATGCATCCTTGTCAAAGGTGCTGCGGTTCGATTCGATGTAGGTGGCCTTGAAGAGTGCGCCTTCAACTACCTTGGCACCTCCTGCGCTTGCGCTGTCTTTGATCTGGTCTTTGATCTTTTCGGCCTGCTTTGTAAGGTCGGCAATCTGTGCCAGCAAAGAGCCGAGGGTATCTACATCGTTGAGTTTGAGGTCGTTGTTCATGGTCACTATCCTTCACTGTTATCGACTGTGCGGTATTGCTGTGCCGATGCGCTAGTGTAATGCCAAATTAAACGATTCCGCAAATAAATCAAAAATAATCATTAGGGATTTCCCTATGTTGTTGTAAAAAAACAACCCCTCTACACGCAAACCGTTGGGATACCGGGATCCCAATAAAACGCGACTGAACACCGTTTAATCGTGTTTATTCCCCCAGCAGGGAACGGGTGTCTTGCAGCAGATCGTCCTCGTCAAATCCCCAGTGCTTAGCGAATCCCTTGGTGCCCAGCCCATGAATTCCATCCGATCCTCGGTGGTGTTGTGGACATAACGGCAACACCTCGTAGTTGCTGGAACGCCTTCCAGCCCCTGTTCCAGCCCGTTTGTGGTGGATCTCCGCTGGGGTGCCCTCGTACCCCATCCTGCGGCAGACGGCGCAGCCAAGCTCGGCTACGGCGCTCAGGTGGCGCTTCTCGTCCTTGGTCATGGCGGTGGGCAGTCTTCTGGCAC